CTTTTTATTTGTGGGATAAAAAAGCCAATGGCTTTGGATTAGATGATGATCAATTTTGGGATAGAACCGCAATAGGTGTACAAAAATTACAAAGAATGATTTCGGTATCTGGTGCAACTAACACAACAACAAATTATTTAATGGCAGATGGGGAAGAAGAATATTTAATTAAACCAATGACAAAAACACACAACACGTTCTCATTTGTTGGTAACTATCCAGATTCTTTAGAAAGATTTGAGGCAATAAGATTAACAACACCAACAAGTGCAACAGAATTTGTTGAAGGTGACCTTTGGTTACATGTTTTAACTGGCACACAAAAAAATCCATTAACAGGTAACATTTATGTTGTTGTAAACGGGGCTTGGTCTTCTCCAATACCGTATGTTAAAGATAACAATGAAACGTTCATTTATCAAACAGCATTAAACTATTCTGGAAACAAACAAGTACTCTCAACACCATTCCAATTCTATTTCGGATTAAGACCTGGGAGCACGGCTTATGATAAATTTATAAAATATTATGGACCAAAAGGTGCATTCCCGTCAACTGAATAATGGAAAAGAAAACAATCATATTACCAGAGTTAAGGTATCATAAAGCCCCGGCCCTTGATCTATCAACAAGAATTGGTTTAGAAACAAGTGAAGAATTGCTAAGGGAAGGAGATCGTTCAATTGTTCTAGATCTTGAAGAACACTTTAGCTACGAAAGAGCACAAAGTAACAAATACAAGATATATGGTAAGCTTAGAATGATATTCAGAAACATGTATGAAGGCGATAGCAATTACCAAAACTTGACTGAATACCTTTACTTAACTGGCGCAGGTGATATTGGAGACAATACTGGTTACATACCGTATGATGAATTCGCATTTATAAGAAGAGACACGTATAGACAAGACATTAGTGTCCCTTCAGTTAGTGGTACAACATATGGCACATACACACCAACTTTTTCATTACCAACAAAACCAAGAAACAAGCATCAAAATATATCAAATATGGACGCCCCATATCATAACTGGAATCTTTATACAAGTTATGTGTATAGCGGCGATACCAATTATCCAATGAAATATACACTCAGCGGAGCGACCAAAGTGGAGGGTACAAATATTATTACATTTACTAGCGGTAAAGGAATACCATGTAGAGTAGAAACAACAGCAACAAATTACAAACTAACAACACCAGTTCCACATGGAATAGGTGAAGATGAGTTTGTTATAATATCTTCGGTTTCAGCTATTAGTGGAAAAACATATTCTGTTTCAAGTCTTGGTGATGACAAATATAATTCATCAAAATATGTAATAAATCTAAATAGACAACAATTTAGTGGTGTAACCCTACCAACATTAATCACAATTAAAAGATGTATTAATGATAAAAATATATCAGGAACAACATCAACATATTACGTACATAAACATAAAACATTAACCCCATATACCGATTATATTTTAGATAAAGCCGGATTTGAGGTACCAATATTTGAGGAAGAAAAAAAGATTTTATTTGAAGATAGTGTTGGTAATAATGATGTGTTGGTTGAAAGAAACAGACCAGAATCATTGTTATACGACTTTAGAAATAGTTTTATTTTAACTGGTTTAACAAATAATCTTGGTTACACACCAACAGAAGTTTATGTAACTGTTTTATTTAAAAACGGATCTGGGTATTTCGAATATCCGCCAAAGGTTGGTTATAGATTTCATTTACATGACGGTTGGATAGATAATCATTTTAGTGGTACTACAGCTCAAGAAACCGCACTTAGTGGTACATCTGTTACTATTAGCGGGATAACATTTACATCTGGTAGCACAATACCAACTGGAACAATTTTAACTGGTGCATTTGTCGAATACAATCCTTATGAATTAAAAGAAAGAATCATATCTGAAGCACTTCATAAAATTGTTCACCCAACAACAATTTTTGACCACAATCAAGACCATGATGTTGTAGGTTTTAGCGGTGCAACAGCTAATAATAAATCAGGCTTATTATATCAGCCACATTATCGAGTAAAATTAAGACAGCTTTCACCATATGTTGAAACATTTAATACCAATAATATAATAGATCTTCCAGATAATGCAAGATATTTTCCAGATGAAAAATTGTGGAAGTGGAGAGATTTATATGATCATGGTTTTGTTGATGACGAAGGTAACGGGACTGATTTCCCATTTGTAAATGGTCAACATTATGTTAAAACAGATTTTAATTTTTATTTCATAAACGAAAAAGAATTTAATAATAAATCAGATGGATTTAAAGGATTTGGAAATACAAACATAAATTGTTAAAATGAATATATTATATAATAGAGATAGTAAATCGTTGGTTTTTAATCCGGAAACAGATTTTAGAACAAATGCTGGATGGGAAAAAAATTTCCTAGATTACCAGGAAGAAGTTCTAAGGTCAATTATCAATCCGGTTGAAAATTATGAAACGGTTAGATATATTCATGAACCATATGATGTAACAATATCTGGGGTAACAACTAAGCAGTGTGATATTTGGTATCAATTTTATTTTTTAAACAACCAGAACCCTAGAGATTATGACAATGGCTTTGATTACGATTTGATCGGTATAAGCCCAAAAGAAAATGCCAAATTGTTAAAGCACACCGTTAATAGTTTCTTTAGGTTAGAATTTTATACAACAAGGGAAAGAGAAACACAAAAACTTGTTTTTGCTAAAAATTTATCAATACCTCTTGGCCAAAAAGTTTTTGACCTAAACTTAAGAGAAGACATTTTTGTGCCGGTATTTAATGGTAACAACTATAGAAATACTGAAAACATGTATTTGTTTTGGTTTGGTGACGATAGTGTGTTTAGTGGACTAACCTTTTATATGACAGCTAGATTCTTTAACGCTGAAGACGGTACTATTACAAGATTCTTAAATAAAGATTTAACTGTAAATAATTCTGGTTTAGTTAATGGTGAAAGAGTGGGAACAACCGCTAATCCTGTTAAGTTTTATGAGATGAACTATAGCAATACCGTGGACGAGGTTAATGATGTTTATTATCAAGTAAGATTTAAAAGATCAGATCATAGCTACAAAATAACAAGAGGAATTACAAGTGATTGTGATTTTGGTAGTGGCACCGCAACTAAATTATAAAAATGAAAAAATATAAGTACGAAATATTGCAAAAAAATATATTATCAGTTGTTTTATATAACGCTGGGCAGTATTGGTATGATAACCATCTACAGTTAATACCCTGGTCAGCAACAACAGCTCCAACTAGCGGAACAACAGTTATGGATGTTAAATGGTATAGTGACATTACTTATACTGCTGGTGATACCATTTATTACAATGGTAAAATTTACAAATCTTTAGTTGCATCAAATTTAAATAAAATACCATCAACACAAACATCTTTTTGGGTTGAACAACCTGAAGCACTAACCTGGACTGATAAAGGATATTATTACAGGTGGAATGGAACGTCTTGGGTTAATATTGGAAAAAATAAATCGGCAGCATATCCAGATTATAAATTACCAATACTTTTAAATGCAAAAGTGGATGAATTAGGTATTATGGTTGGATTTGATGGTGAAATCGATCAAGTAGAACAACTTTGTAATTTCACATATAAAGCGTCTGGTAATACTATAACTGTATATAATACAACAAATACAAATACATTAAAAAGAGTAGTTGACGCGACATTTCAAATTAATTGGGGGGATTTAACAACTTCCCCAATATCAATTTTAGGTAACGCAACTAAAACATATACAACCTCCGGAAATAAAACTATTTCAATTACAATGAATAGTCCGTGGAAAGTTCAGACTTTATCAAGAACAATAAAGTTACCACTAGTAATTGGTGACCCAACTAGTTTAGGTACCCTAGCATTCACATTCCCATATACAGATTATGGGGTAGCTGCTTCCGGATCAACACAAACACGATCATCAACAAGTTTAACTTTTGTTGCTGTTGGTAAAAGTAGAATCATAGAAAAAAAATTATATGGTCAAACATCGTATACCGGGGTGACATCCACATCATTACCTGGTACAACTTTAAGTTGCTCAAAATATACGGTTGATGGTTTGGATTATTATGATTGCTCAGACGGTGTTACATATGTTACAGGAAAAGTACCAAATCATATTATAAATGGTACTTCTGGGTTTACAAACGGGAATACCACAGATTTTGCAACAGAATATGTGGTAAATAAAATGTTAACCAGAAACGAGCATTTTCTAGGTTTTGTTTCTGATCCATCCGTTTATTCTGACATATTTGTTGAAAGAGGTAAGATGGGTGTATCTGAATTTAATTTAAGATTAGGAGAAATTGACAATATTGGCGAATTAGACATATATGGAAATGGATTTTTCGTTGTGAAAAAACAATAAAATTATATTTATTAATAAAATGCTATGGCAGTAGGAAGTTACGGAACAATAAGACCAGCGGATGTATCACCAGAAGATGTAGAAATACTACTTCACTATGCTGCGGATAGGGGTGCAACTACCGATTCAACATTAACAAAGTTGGACTCGGCAGCTATCTTATCACCATTATATCATAATGCAAATACAACTGACGACACAAATGCTCCAAATGTGGAGGTTTTGGGTGGTATGTACACATTAAGATTAGAAAGTACCACATTCTCTGAGTTAGGAATTTACACACTTCACGTAAGACCAAAACAAATAAGAACACAAATAACAGATTGTGGTGTTTTAGCATCATTATCTTCAGTTAGGGGTATTGTAGTCGATCTTGGAAATGTTGACCAAGAGGATAGATCTAAATTCACCCCACAGGGCTTAGTTGGTTACAGAGTTGAGTATATAAGTGTTAGTGACAACAAAAAGGTCCCAAATTTTTATAAAATTGTGACTTCGTCATTTTATTGTGAACCGGTAACAACAAATCTAACTAACACCACACAAAAATCAGTTAGATACAGATATTCAGATTCACCAACAAACTTGGTGTTTTTGACTGTTACCCCATCCTCTGCTCCTAGTAACAAACCAAACACTGTTCCATTTATTGGTCAACCACTACAAAAAATTATATTAACAAACAGCTATTTTAATCCAACTACGATTGAGGTAGAAATGGTTGAACATGACGCATCTACGCTTGCACTTGCTCTTTATGGTAATCAAAGTAAGGCGGTATCTTCAGGTATCTACACGATTTATGATGGCTCAAATAACATTTATAAACAGTTTAACCTATACGAAGTTAAAGACGAATTTAATGAGACATTATATGAGATTCGTGAGGGAAGGACTGATATAGACCAAACGTTAAACTTTGACGATATTACTGATTAATAATGGCAAAAAGAAAAGTTCCGAGTCAGGCGGCTAGTGGTTTTGAAACGTTTAGCGATAGTCTCGTTGGTAGACAAATTACCGACGGTACTAGTCAATTGACTAATACGAACTTCGCTCTTGATACAATTGTCCCAGAGAAAGACTCAAAAAAATTCCAAACTGCGCCATTTTCAGATTTTATTACATTAGAAAATCTTAAGGTTGAGGAAGATGTTCCAACAACGGTTGTACAATCTGATGGTAAAAAGAGACCAGTAAGATTTAATACAAATAAAAGGGACGCATCTAAATCTCTTTTTGGTTCATTAAGAGAAAGAATTAGAGTCTCTATTGCTAGAATTGCTAAAAATTTTCCTGGTGCTATTTTTGTTGATAAAGATGCTTTAGCATCAATCACCAGCTACACTGCTGAAAATATATCATATAACCCAACAACTAACACAACAACATTTAAAATTCAAGTTGGTAGATTTTTCAATCCTTTTGATATTGTATTAAAAGAGCCAACAGCAAGTCAATTAATTGAAGTTGAAAACAAAATAAGAAATTTATTCTCTTCATATACAAAATATTGTATTGTAGTTGAGAATAAAACATATGCTATAACAAGCTATGTACAACCAGATCAGTTTAACCAAATATCACTTGTTGTTGATGGTAAACCGTTTACCGGGACAACATATTCAGATAGTTTTATTTTAAGACCCAATGATAGTGTTGTTGAAGAATTTTACTTAGGACTAGACGATTTAGAGCAAACATTATTAAATAGAGATACCTATCCAATATATCAAGCTGGATTTACGGTTCCTAGAACTAGTTTAGATGAAACAAAAACAGAACTAATTTCTATATTAGTTAACTGGCCAACATCAAAAGACGGATATAATATTCAAATTACCGGTCTTAAGTTTGAAGAGTACATAACACGTCTAAGTGATTTAGCAACTGAAATTGATAACTATAAATCTAACTTAGTTACAAGATTCCTTGTTGCCCCACAATTATTTGAATTTGATACTGAAGACCAAAAAATTGATAAGATATTTCAATTATATGGTCAGAGTTTTGATAAGGTAAAATCTTATATTGATAATATTGCGAACATGAGAAATGTTTCTTATGACGCAATCGATAATATTCCAGATGTTTTTCTTAAAAATTTAGCAAATACACTTGGTCTTAATACCATCAATTTATTTGATCAAAAAAGTTTAGAAGAACAAATATATAAAGCATCTTCTACTGTTTACAATGGACAAGCTATTGGTAAAAATCTAGTAGAAGCTGAACTTGAATTTTACAGAAGATTATTAGTTAATCTAGCATTTATATACAAATCAAAAGGTACTAGAAGTAGTATTGAATTTTTCTTAAAGTTTATCGGTGCACCAGATCCAATGG